GGCCTCGATGGGCGCATGTCATCAAACCACAACCTTGATTTTCTAGACGGATATCGCAAAGCGGGTGACTGGTTTTCAGAAAGAGAATCAGTCCCGTCGAAGCTACTAAAGCTTCTTCAGTCAGTCTCTGACATAATCTTCAGTGATATGCCGAGGCTGGATCCGTTCGCGATCACTCCAAGACACGGTCCTGGAGCTGTGGCCGATGCAAGAAGGGGACATGACAAGTACATGTTTCCGACCTGGCCGAGGAAACTCGACCTGACCTTCCCCGCTGAGTACTTTGCTCAGTCAAGGGAAGATTTGCATCTGGAGGCTGACTATTTGAACGAGACGTCAGACGCTTTCTTTCACGGGTTGAATCCCGAAGGAAGAGACGTTGATCGTTTCGCTATTCATCTTCGAAACCGAGAGGTTCCGGCACGGCTACTCGCTGTGCCAAAAACACTCAAGGGACCGAGGTTGATAGCCTCCGAGCCAGTGGCTCATCAGTTCATTCAACAAGGACTGATGAGGTGGTTTAGGGAAAATCTCCCTAGAACACTACGCAGATCTATCAACTTCCTTTCGCAAGAGCCGTCTCGAAGAGCCTGTCTAAAGGCCTCCAAGGATGGTAAGTTTGCCACAGTGGATTTATCATCCGCTAGTGACAGACTTTCTTGCTGGGTAGTTGAACGAGTATTCCGGACTCGTCCGGACGTCCTCGTTGCGTTGCACGCATGCCGAACCCGAACAGTGAAGAACTGTACGGGGGTAGGTGACGAAAATGTCATCTTCCTTCGGAAGTTTGCAGCACAGGGATCCGCGACCACTTTTCCTGTCCAGTCTATCGTCTACACCGTTGTAGCGATGGCAGTCCTACTTTTCGAAGCAGGGCTGAGTCCAAAGCGAAAGAACTTGCTCTGGGCTGCCGGGCAGATCCGGGTCTTTGGTGACGACATCGTCATGCCGTCACACGCAGTGAGGAGCCTAGTGGACCTTCTAGGATATTTAGGCCTGAAGGTCAATATGGGTAAAACCCATTACCAGGGCACGTTCCGCGAGTCTTGCGGACTTGATGCATACGGAGGATATTCTGTAACCCCCGTATACATGCGTGACCTTGCACTAGACAGTAGCACCCTGTCTCTGGTGTCCTGGGTAGACGTTTCTAATAACGCCTACACGAGCGGCCTTTGGCGGCTCGCGGACTGGATGGTGCAGGAGATCCCCGAAAAGTACCGGAGGTCTCTTTGCATATCCCCAGTTGCACAAGGGTGTCTTACGCTACGCACATACCAAGCCTCGTCTCAATTCCCCCGTGTAAGGAACTCTAAAACCTTGCACAGGCCGGAATGCCACGGATTAGTGGTAGAGACGAGAACGGAACGGCGGAGGCGTAATTCCCATCATTCACTTCTCCAGTACTTTCTGGAGAAGCCCGAGCCGGATGAGTTCGGTTGTTATCCCGAATACTCAAGCGGTTGGATGATAGGGAACCGTCTGCTTCTTCGCAGACGTTGGGTTCCATGCTTGGGAAGCATGGAGGCGGGTTCAATGTCCGGCGCCCCAGTTGGGGTATTCCCTCCGTACACACCTGACTGGTGTAACAACCAGTAGACGTTGACGGAGGGGCCGGCATGATCGCCTTGGGGTTAGCG